CGGGGTTGGCCTTGATCCAGCAACGCTCATCCGTCGGATCATCGTCCTTGTCGATGCGGAAAATCATCGGGAACATCCGTTCGTCATTCTCGCCGTTCAGTCGTTTTTCGCAACGTTCCAGAACGGAGTCGAAGATGCCTTCGCGAACGAATCCGAACGTGCTGATGATGATGCCGAGCGGCTGCGCCCGGGCACCGGTCGCCGACGTGAACACGTCATACGTGTTTCGATCGGTAATGGCATGCAACTCATCGATGATGTAACTGTGAGGGTTCAACCCGTCCTGGTTTTGTGAGTTTCGCCCACCAGGTTTCATAAAACTGTCGGTCGCCGGAAACAGGAGCATCTCGGCGTTGTCGCGATCCCGTTTAGTGCGCCAGTATTTTCGCGGATTATCCGGCGGCGTCAGGTGTGGACTGGACCGAAGCAGCGCTTTCGTGTTCTCGTAAACGATAGCGGCCTGAGACTTGACGGTCGCCAGGCACCACACCTGGGCCGATGGCTCGCCATCGAGCATGAGCATGTAGGCGGCCAGCGCCGAAATGAACGTCGATTTGCCCCACTTCCTGCCCACCAGCAGGACGAGTTCCCGGAAATACCGGACGTCCATGCGTAGCTCCGGATCGTGCCACTTAAGGCCCAGCACGCATGCGACGATATATCTCTGTTCGATGGACAGCTCCAACGGATGACCGGCCCAGCGACCTTCCTTATGCCGGAGGAGACGGCAGAACTCGACGAATGCGTCAACATCGGTCGGATCGTACCAGACATCGCCCCGGGCCAGAAGGTCCTCAATCATCCGCTTCAGCTTGCGGATGTCCTCGCCAAAGCGTTCAGGATGCTTGTCGACATAGTCGTGCCAGTCCTGGATGTACTTCGGCAGTTTATTTGACCCGACGGACCCGGCTTTGGACGAGCGCCTCGAACGGGTTCTGCTCGCCGTCGCCATCTTTGCCATCTCCTTTTGCCGCACCCGCCGAGCTTACCAGTTCCGACAGTTGCTTGCACGTTGCCAGGTACTGCCGCACCATCTTGTCATAATGCTGGGCCGACGCGCGGATTCTCGTTACCGGAGGCTGATTGGGACCCTCGTAAACCTCCGTTGATCCGTATTTGTTGATGTCGGCCTCGAGATCCTCGAGCTCGACGCGCAAAAACGCCGCCCGCTGAATGAGTCCGTCGGCCAGACGGAGCATATCGTCGGGCATTCCGGACAAAATTTCCTTAAGTCGCTGCTCCTCGGCCGTAATCCTTGTACGTCGTGACTTTTTCGCCAAAAAACCACCTCCTTTTTCAGGCACCAAAAAAGGCCTCGACGAATCTGTCGAGACCCCGGGGGTCATATGCGCACGACCCGCGAGTGAAAATGTGGGTCCGGCGCCGGTCACGGATTTCCGCAACCTCATTTTTCGAAAGGGGGGGGCTAGGTGCGGCTGTTCGCTACCGGCGCCGGATCGATGAAACGACTCAAGCCCGATTCGCCACCGTGTTTCGCCGCATGACACTCCCTGCACAGCAGTTGCAGATTGTCCGGGTTGTACGCGATGTTCCAATCCTGCCAATTGCTCTCGGTCAGCGGCTTGATGTGGTCGACTTCTGTGCCGGCCTCAACGCGGCCATGTCGCAAGCATTCTTCGCAAAGTCCTTGCGCTCGCTGGATCACGAACTGCCGCACTCGCCCCCATTCAGCGGTGCGGTACACTTGGGGAAAACGTGCCATCGCATCACCAAAATTACACGTATAAAAAATACGTAAAAACTGTTGACACGTATTATTTATACGTGTTATAATGGAATCAGAAAGGAGGTCGAGGGAATGGACTCAAGGGAATTGATCAAACTGATCGAAAAAGACGGGTGGAAGTTGGTAGCGGTCAGAGGAAGCCACCACCAGTTCAAACACCCAACCAAACCCGGCAAAGTCACAATCCCTCACCCCAAAAAAGATTTGGCTCCTAAAACAGTCAAATCAATACTCAAACAGGCAGGGCTCCAATAAGGAGCCCCGCCAAAAGGAGGTTAATATACAGTGGCAAAGTATACTTTTCCGGCAGTGTTTGATCCCAACGAAAACGGTGGATACACAGTCACGTTCCCCGATCTTCCCGGCTGTATTACCGAAGGCGATGATCTGGATGAAGCTCTGGCTATGGCCGCCGAAGCAATGGCACTGCACCTGTATGGAATGGAACGTGACGGCGATCCGATTCCTGAACCATCAAAACCTGCTGAAGTTCAGTTTCCTGACGATGTTTCTCCTGGCGCTTTTGTGACCGTCATCCAAGCTCGTACTGAGCCAATCCACGATGAGATGGCAAGCCGCGCTGTCAAGAAGACGCTCACCATCCCTCAATGGCTCAACGATGAAGCTGAGAAAGCCGGGATCAACTTTTCCCAGGTGTTGCAATACGCGCTGAAGGAAAAACTAGGCATCGTTGAAAAGCGGTCCTGATGGGCCGCTTTTTTATTGCTCTTTCAATTTTCTTCCATTTGCGCTACAATAAAACCAAATCCGGAAGCACCGGTCGAAAAAGCCCGCAGTGCATGCTGCGAGCTTTTTCGTTTCTGTACCGGACAGCCGCCCCGCACCGTTCCGGTCACGGCGGAGGAGGCGAGGCCCGCTACTCGCCAGCGAGGCGGCCGGACGAAATAAAGAAAGAGCCCCGCCATTCGGCGAGACTCAGGATAATCAAAAAGCGCCCCGTAAAAAGGGCGCAAAAGGGCTACGGTAAAATTGGCGACATTCGGGCGACATAAAGGCGACGTAATGGCGACATGCTATCATGAAAATTTTTCTTCGACCTTCTTCTTCGCCCGGTCGAGATACATGCGAACAGATGCTCTCGACACCTTCAATCTATCAGCAATTTCGTTCTGTGTCAACCCGTGCGCCATATGCAAGAGCCAACAAGTCAGCTCCCTCTCCGTCATCACCGCCATGCAGTCGATCAGGCGCCGCCGCTCCTCTTCCGTCATCGGCTCGGCGCTCTGCAATAGCTCACGCCGCCGGTAGATGTCGCGCTTCTCGGCGCCCTTCCGGCTCCCTGGCCGGCGGCCGCGCCGCATCCAGTCCAGCGAGTAACGCATGTCGCTTAGCATGCCGGCGACTGTGCGGGATTCGTCAGCCTCGTCCGGGTTGGACCGGTCGAGGGATCGGCGATACTGCTCCAGATCCCGAACACCCGCCGAATACTGCCTGATCAGCTTCTCAACCCACGTGTCAGTGTCCTCCCGGATCATCCAGCTCCACCCCTTCCGTCACGTCCGTGTTCACCGCATATATCCCGTCCCACAACTCGCGGATCTCCTCCGCCTTCGCCACCACGGCGGCCTTTTGTCGCGGGGTCAGCACGATGTCCATTGCTTCCTGGTAATGCTTCGCGGCCAGCTGGTATGCCCGGGTGTGCAGCTCGTCCATGGCTTGCCAGAATTCGCGGTAGCCAAGTTTGCGGACCCGCTGGTAGAAGGCTCGCTTCTCCGCACGGCTCATTCCAACCACTTCACCGGCGGCGCGTAATAGTCGCAGCCATTCCCAGACGTGCGCGGGACCGCGACCAACACTCGGCGATTTGTACTGAAGCGATCACCCTTAAACCGCGTTTTCGGCAGCCCGGCCGGCAGGTATTTCCTTGCGTCTTCGCCCGGTTCAATGATGGCGATGACGGTTCCTGTTTTTGTTTTCTCGGAACCTTGGCTCTGACTCGTCCAGGTTACAACTTTCCCGACCATCACAAAACCACTCCTTTCTGTATTTACGTGCGCATAAGCGCATGATATAATTTGTTTCGGAGGTGATAGAAAATGCGCGTACCGTTCAACACCAAACTTGAAGAGGAACTGGTCAAAGTTCTCCGACATCTGGCAATCGACTTGAAATGCGACGTTAACGATCTTCTCGAAGCAGCCGCCGTTCGATTGCTCGAAGAATACAACCGGCCCGTACCGGAACTTACAAGCCTAAAAGCCAAAAACATTTGACAAACCGCTCCACGCGAGCGGATTTTCTTTTGTCACTCCATGTCACTTCATGTCACGCCGATTTTTCTTGGAGTGACAACCGAAATTCCGCATCATTACGCGACTATCTCCGATTCTGTCACTTGTCACTTCAATTTTCGCTATTTCTTTATATATGCGTTTTCACGTGCGCATACATGTGTATATTCATGTATACATATAAATTTTCTCACGTAAAAGAAAGGAAATAGAAGTGACAGAAGTGACAAAATCCAACTTCCCAGTTCTGGCGCGGGTTCAAGCCTGTCCCGTCGCTTGTCCCTTCGCAAAATCCCGACGGGACACGACGGGACAAATGTCCCTCCGTCCCTTCATGATTCGTCGATTTTTTCAATATCTCGACGGGACGACGGGACAAAGTACCGACATTTTCGACCGGTCTTCGGATCTCGTTGCTGCTTCGAAATTCCGAAATCGAATTCCCGCTGAATATCAATCGTAAACGTCTGCTGCCTCGGAATGTTTTCAACCCCTTCGTTCTCACACCAAATCTTGAACTCGGCGTACAGTTCCCCAGTGTGTTTCGAAAGCAGATATTCTTCGGTGATGTCATTTTCGACAAGCCAGGTCAGCGCATGCGAGCTCTGGACCTTGTAGGTCCGGATCGCCTTCTCGACTTTCTCTGACTTCGTAAACCCTTTCTTGAGCAACCGGCGCAGCCCCCGGATCGCCATGTTCAGCAGGTAGCTGCGGGCCTCCTCGGAAACGACCTTCTGGGAAATATCCGGGTCGTAGTCCGGATCCGTGTTCGAAAATTTGGCATCCAGCGGGATCAGAATCAGACGCCGATAGAACCCGAACGACTTGTCATTGACCATCGGCATCTTGTTGGTAGTGAAGATCAGGGTCGCATAGTTTTTGAGGATGAACGGGTCCTTGTTTTTGCGCTCGACCGTGATCCGCTCGCCGGATGAGATGCTTTTCAACCGGCTGGAGTCCTTGATGGTTGTAAATGGGATATCATCCCCGATGTTTGCCAGCTTGTTTTCCAGCTCCGCCGGACGGAACGTGGTCTCAAGGTCCTGCAGCGACAGGGTTGAGTAGTTCCCCTCACCAATGAACTCTTGGATCATCCGGAGCAGGGTAGATTTACCGTTGTTGCCGTCGCCGAACATGATGAAGATCTTCTGCATCCGGCAATTTTTGATCAGGCAGTACCCGAGCATTTCCTCAAAGAGCTTGAACAGTTGGTAATCGCCGCAGAAGACGCGCATTAGCATGCGGTCAATTGGCTCGTAATAGACAGCGGGGTTGTAGACGGCGTTCACTTGCTGAAAATCGATCGCTTCGGGCGTGTGCGGGTGCAGCTCACCGGTCCGGAGGTCCAGTCGGCCGTTTTTGACGTTAATGACATACTCTTCTGCCGGCGGGTCGCCGATGTGCCGCTGGATCGTGATGTAGTTCAGCACCTCGTTCTGCTCGCTGCGCTTCGAGGTCGGGTATTTTTCGATCATCGCTCGCAGGATCTCGTATTCGCCCGGTTGATAGTAGCCGTCCTTGTAGACATACAGCCGTTCGTGTCGGCTGATGATTTGCATTTCGTTGATTAGAATGTCCCCCATGACGTTATGGAGGAATTTCCCCTTTTCCGTGAACCAGGGCGCGTCGATGTCGCCGCCGGCGACCGGCTCGACATCCGGATACGCCTCCTCGCGGGTGACTTTTCGCAGCTCGTCCTCGGGCAGCGGCTCGCGGAACACGTACTGGTTGATCAGGCGCAGGACCTCCGCGGCCTCCGCGTGCGAATAGCCACGCCGGGACAATTCGATCTGGTACTCGAACAGTGCCTGGTTGCGACCGTCGCCCTCACCCATCTCGTAGAATCGCCACTTGTCTTGTCTGAGCGGCCGCAGCCACCTGGGCAACTCGTCGAGCTCGTCCCAGTCCCAATCCGTCAGCCATTCCCGCCACTTGCCGGCGAACTTCACACAGACTTGACTTTGTTTCCCCCAGCTTCGGTAGTCGGCGACGAGGCCGATCCCGGTGGTCGACTTGATCGTGTTCTTGACCGGTTCGGCCGTCGCGAACCAAAAGTGCCTGCCGCGGGACGTCTGCATGATTTGACACTTGATGCCTTCCTCGGTCACCAGCCGGGTCAGCTTCTCGGCCTGCTCGGCGTCGTCGATGTCCACGGCGACATAGGGCTCGGGGATGGGTAGGCCAACGTTGGGCCACGCGCGGAGCTTTTCTGCCGGGTAGGTGTCCCAACTGATCGGTGCTTTGTCTTCGCGGAGCTTTAGGAAGCTGTCGAATCGATCGAGGACAGCAGGTTTTTCAGTTCCTCCAGCGACGTGAGCCATACCCCGATTCCCCCGCTTTCACGAATTTCACGCAGATGCTTTTGTTGAAGAGGGGTCGGAGAATCCCCCGGCCCCTTCTTCAGCTCGACGCCAATAAAACGTCCCCGGTAGCACAGGTAGATGTCCGGCCGGCCGCGGCGCTCGAAGGCGTTTCCGTGTGTCACGACGTGGTAGATACCCCGTTTCTCGAGGTACTCCACGCATAGGTCCTGCAGCGTCTTCTCCCTCATTTGCTGGTCGCAGCCTTCCGCGCGCGCATTTCGGCCAGGATTTCCGCCGCAGTCTTTTTCTTCGGCGTCTCGGCCGCCGGCGCCCCTGCCACGGATCCGGCCGATTTACCGCCGGCGGCCTTCTTGACTTCGAACGGTTCTCCGGGGCCGATCCAGCGTTTCACGTTCGCAAACGTGCCGCCCTTCGAGCCCTCGGTGTGCTCGATTTCGACGCGGACAAATTTGCCGATCAGGTCGGTCGTATCCACCTCGTCGATTGTCTCGTCACCCAGCGCCGCCCGGGCCATGCGGGTGAACACAAAATCGGCGATTTCGTTCGGGCTGCCGTCGTTGTTCACGAAATTGAAGTTCACGCGTGCCGTGCGGCCGTGGGCGTCTTCGATCACGACGACCAGCTTGTCGAATTTCTCGTAGTCCGATTCGTCGATCTCCTTGATGCGGACGACTTGCTCCCCTGCCGGAATGGGTTGGAATCCTTCGACCAGTTTGCGCTTCATACAGCATCGCTCCTTTTGATGGTGATTTTGGTGGTGAACCCGCTTTTGCGGTACTTTTCATAGAGCCCGTCCGCTTTCAGGCGGTCGGTGTCGATGCCGCTTGCGGCGGTTTTGGTGACTTCGAAAAGGTACAGTTTGCCGGCGGCCTGGATCTTCTTGTCACTCTCCTTCATCCGCGCTTCCAGCTCCGCCTTGAGCTGGTCCTTGAGCTGCTTCAGGGCCTTTTCGTCCTCGGCGATCTGCTCGCTCACAGCGTCGATCCGGGCCTGTAGCGGCTCGATCCGCCGGATGAGCTCCGCGACGATATCGCCTTCCTCGCCGGCCGCCGGCTGCGGGACGTGCGCGGTGGTGAGCGCCTGGACGATCTCCCGGTCCTTCTTGTCGTCCCAGACCGGGCTCACGAGACCGTTGATGTGCCGCTCGTACCATTCGAGTGCCCGATCCAGATGCGCGGCGAAGTTCGGGTATTCCGCGGCCACGCTGTACTTCTTGACAATCGTGTTGTCGGGCGAGGGCTCCAACTTTTCCGGCGCCTCGTAGTCCTTATCCGTGAGGATCGTCAGCACGATCCGGAACTCGTCCAGCCCGGAGAGATACGCATACAGCGCGCCCTGCAGCTTGTAGTATTCGGGTGGCGAGAACTGGCCGTGTTTGTACCAGTCCTCGACCCGTTTGGTGGTCTTGAGTTCCCAGATCGCGGTCGGCGTCCGCGCGTCCCACATGCCGCCGAAAATCGGTTCGTCCGGGAAATGGTCCCATTCGTAGCGCTTGTCGCCGCCGAACCATTGGGCCGGGGTCTGGAGTTTCCCGAAAGCAAAGCGCCGGTTGAGGTAGGCGATCACCTTGGGCTCGATGATTTTTCCAGCTGCCGTGTAGACCGTCTCCTCGAACGGCTTGCGGTAGACGCCCACCATGTCGCACCAGACTTCGAACTCCGTGACCCACGGGCTGAGCCCCAGAATCGGCGACAGCCTCGTTCCCGTAATTTTCTTGATCCGTTTGGGTCGCTCATCGAGCCGGATGGTTCGGTTCTGCAGATCGATTTTCACCGTCTTACCTCCCTTTCCGTGATCATACCGGCGCCAGCTCCGTGATCGCGTCGAGCAGTTGCTCAGCGTCCGCCTTGGTCAGCTTGCCTTGCAGCGCTTCCTTGAATCCGTTCACGGTTTCCTCGTCCACGTCGGCCGCCTCGAGCGCCTCGATGCCGAGCGCGATGGCCTCCAGCTGCTCCTCCGTCGCCGGCTCGTCCTGGTTGGTGATTGCTTCCCTGATTTCTTCCCGGCGCTCTGGCGTTGCATATGCCGGCTTGATATTCCGCATTTCTTCCTCGTCGTTCTCGGGGTCGTTCCCTTCGGCCACCAGATAGTTGTTCGCGAGGAAATACTTGATCGCGCCGGTGTAAGCCTTGTACAACCCTTTGTCTCCGGTGTCGGCGCCGCTGCCGAATGCCTGATAGACTTCCCGCTCGCCGGTCTCTCGGTCGATGATCTCGAACTGGAACTTGGCGATGACCATGTTCATCTTGTCGCTGATCTGGGGGATGAACTGGTATTCGAGAATCGAGCTCTTGAAGTCGAGCCCGGCGGCCGCCAGCGCCGCTTTGAAGTTGTTCTTGTACTGCTTTTCCGTGATGTACTCGTAGGACTGGTGCCGGTTCTTGCCGTCCTTCTCCCAGGTGAACGAGTTCATTTTTTCGCGGAGAACCATCAGCTTCGCCGCGAGTCCTTGCGGAGCTGCTTGCGTTTCCTTCGTTTTGGTCGCCATCTTCGCCTTCCTCTCCTTCTTTGGTTTCTCGGGCTTTACGCCCAGGTAATCGTTGATGCGCTTTTGCGCGAGATCGATGTAAAATTGCTTGTCTACCATCGCCATCTTGTACCCGGCTCGATTTGCGATAAAACAGTGATCCGGCAGGTCGGCGATCTTGTCCCGGCGCTCCTTCTCGCCGGGTGCCTTTGGCAATTTGACCTTGTACAGCGTGCCGGCGTCCTTATTGATCGAGGCAAACACCCGGTTCACATTCTGAACCTCGACCTCGCCGGCCGGGCTCTGCCAGACAACCTTGTCATAGGTGCTGCCGGCTTTGGTGATGATCTGGAACTGCTCCATATCGTCGCAGGCGCCGATCGTCTCTTCCGGCGGTACACCGTTCAAGAGGTATTCCACGATCGCTGTTGCAACGATCTTCATGCTGTTCTGACGCCAGCGCGGGGCGTCGAGGACGGCGAGGTAGGGACCTTTCACCTTCACGTCGCCGCTGGTGGTGCGCAGGGCGTAGCTGTTCACGTCCTTTTGCACGATCTTCTCGACGTCGGTCGTCTCCATCCCGAACCCGGTCCGTCGGCTCCATTCGTCAATCACGGTGTTGATCTCCACCTCGTGCTCGGCGTCGTAGGAGATGATCAGCCCGTCCGTGTTGGACTGGATGAGGCGAAAGCTCGGGACCTCTTCCAGCTTTTCGATAAGGTCGATCAGATAGAGCTGCCCCGACACGCACACCGCCAGCGCCATTCGCGGGTCATAGAGCTTGTTGAACTGGTTGTTCATAGCACCGTAGGTGGTGTTGAGAACCAGCTTCAGGGCGTCTGCCGTTGCCTTGTCTCCGGATTTTTTGGCTTCCAGCCGCCGCTCGTAAACCCGGCGGAACTCGTCTGGGTCCGGGACGTTACGGGACATGTAGCCGTTGACGATCATGAGGCTCGGATAGTAGCTGGTGACGTCCCGGGTGGAGATCCGCCGCGTCTCTGTCCGCTCTTCCCGGTAACATTCCCGGGCACCGTGCAGGCCGCCCCAGGCGACCGTGTGCGGCACGCCGGCAATCTCGATGTTGAGCTTTCGTTTGCGCTCCGGGTCCACGTCGGCGAAAAATTCGATGACTTCCGGGTATTTCGTGATGATGAGATTCTCGGGAAACTCATATACGTCTCGGTCTGGCCAACCTTCTATCCAGCCTTCTAGCGGCGTCTGGGCGCCCAGAAATTCCGCCGTCAGTTTGGCGTTGGTCAGGCGCAGACTCTGCGCCGGCGACAGGCCGCACATGGCGCCGACTGCGATTTTGGATTGCAGGTAGTCCTTGCGCTCGTGGTAGAGCCGGATAGCAGCATCCACGTCATGACAGCAGTAGTCGATAACTTCGCGGAGTTCGTCGTCCGTCAGCGGCCGGTCGAGGTCGAAGCTGACGCGGCTCTCCTCAATGTCCATCCCGAGGTTACCCTCGATTTCCTTTAGTCGGAGCGGCACCGGAATGTCGTCCATCAGGTCGAAGTTCGTCCACGGCGGCCAACCGGCGTCTTTGAAATAGGGATGGTCCCACCCTTTCTGTCCGCCGATGATCCAGTCGTTGATTTCCTTGACCTGCTCCAGCGTGGCGCCGGTGTAGATGGCCCGGAGGATCCATTGGTCATAGTGCTTCGTATTGTAACCGCCGATGATGAGCTCTTGGCTGCCGAATGCATCTGCCCACCAACGGAGCGCCGGCGCGTCGTTGTGCAGGACAATCTGCTCACCGCCCTCGACCGGCTGCTTGGCGACAAATACCCAGTCATGAGCGAATACTTCGCAGTCGTAGATCCAAATGTTGCCATCCACGCTGCACACCCCCGATTAAGTGAAGCCAAGAAGCCCGCGAATTTTCGACGCGATTCCACAGAGATCCGTTTGATCGCTCTTTGTGAGCCGTCCTTTTCGCGCGAGTTCCTCGAGTCTTTCGGGAGTCCCCTCGAAATCCCGGATCGCCATTTGGAGCTCCGAAAGTTCGGATTCATAGGCACGAAGATCCGTATTCGCGATATGTGCCTCCCGGGTGGCCTTCTGGGCAAGCTCGCGGACCATGCCGGCCGCCTCGTAACCGATTTTCCGCTGGACAAGCTGTGCGAGGTCCTCCGGATCCTCGATGAAAACCAGTTCGTTGTCGGTCGTGAAAAACGAACCGCGAATCATGATCCATATCTCCGTACCACCGGCAGGATCAAAATGTCGATCCGGTTGTCGGTGTCGCTGAGAAGAAACGGCGCCTTCGGATCCCCTTGCAAACGAGAACCTGATCCGCGCGGAACCCGCGTCCTCGAAAAACCGGAGGGCGTTGTACAGAAGCCGCGGCGTGAACCCGATCCGGATCTCCTTCCGGAAGTCTTCGAAGTCCGCAATTTTCACCGTGAAACGGACGCCAGGCCGCTCGAGATGGATGATCACGTCGCGGTACTGCGAGAAAAGCGTCACTCCGTCCAGCGGGTGATAGTATTCGTAGAGTTCCTTCACCCACCTCAGGATCCGCGAAGCCTCCTCCACATTCTCCTTTCCCGAGAGCATGAAGCCCGTCTCCCATTCCAGCTGGAACCGCTCCTCAAGCGCCTTCACCGGATATTCCTCACGGATGATCTCGCCCGTCTGAGCGTCGAATGTGACCGGCCCCTTGAACGCGTGTACACCCAACATTCTGAGGACCATGTGCCGGTCCGTGGCGTACACTGTACCGTCTTCGGCGTGATGGATTCCCGCGAGGGCGCGGTAGGAACTTTTCGGGTCGGTAAATTTTTCTTTGTGCTTTTCAAGGACTTTCATTTTCTTGGAAGCTTTGATCATTTCCGAACCTCCTTTCTTCTTTCCATCCCTTTCCGGACTTCCCTGACCCACTCTTTTGCGTTCACCGGCGGTTTCAGGTCGTAACCGATCACGCAGATCATTCCGTAGCTTCTGCCGATAGCGTCGAGCGCTTCCTTTTCCGGATACCCCGCAAGCCCGTACCCATATTCCCGCGCTAGGCGCAGGGCTCCCTCGCGGCCGGAATAGGGACCGGTCGGATCTCTTGCAACTTGGATGCGAAGGGCTAGACCGAGTTCGCGGGTGTAATCAATGGCCGAGATCATGCCGTTTCCTCTCTCCGCGCTCCCTTGCAAAGCTCGGGAAGGTTCGCCCGCACGAGCGCCGCGGCGAACGGCGGTGGGACGGCGTTGCCGCATTTGGCGACCTGCTCCTTTTTGGGGATGAGCCGGCCGGTGTAGTCCCGGTCGAAGATGTACGTTTTCGGGAACCCTTGCGCCGCATACAGTTCGTGCGGCTCAAGCATCCGGAGACTGATGTCGACGATCTGGTAAGGCACACCCTTAACGATTACCAATCCAAACCGGTCCTTCGTCACAACCGTTCCGAGCGGCTCGTCCAGTCCCTGGCCGATGCTGGAGCCGTAATAGGCAATGAGGAAGGCGTACACTCTCTCCGCACCCGGGTTCAGTTCTTCCGCCTTTTGCAGATTCGCGGTGACCAACGCAAACCGGTTTGAAGTATCCTGCGTGAGTAGCGGCCTATCCAGCGTCTGCCCGCGCGGATCCGGGCTTGTTTCCGTATGGTACTTTGCCAGGAACGCGGCCACCGGACCGGAATGTTCTCCTGCCTGCCAGCTGACCGGTGCGATGTACGGATCCTGATTGTTGATGATGAATTTCCAGACGCCAAGCCCGATTCGCCGCAGCGTGTTCTCGGCCAAGGGCCTGACCGCTCGAATTCCGTACTTTCGTAAGATTTCTTCCGACGAATCGAAGACGCTGGGAACCGGTAGCGACCAGTCGATGATCTCTCCGGCCGTCCGCCACGGCTTCAGCTTTCCGGCCTGTACCGCCGGGCTCCGCGGGTCACCGTGTGTCGGCTTTGGCCAGACGATCGTCCGGCCGTCGCACCGGGCGATGAGGAAAAATCGTTTTCGGATAGTCGGGGCGCCATAGTCGCAGGCTCGCAACTCGCGCCAGTCAACCTCGTATCCTTGTCGGCGGAGTGCGTTCACGAACGAACGGAATATCCGGCCTTTTTGTTCCTCGATCGGATACCCGCGTTCGTCCAGCGGGCCCCAATCCTGAAATTCCTCCACGTTTTCCAAGATGATGACCCTGGGTCGGACGGTAGCAGCCCATCGCACAGCCACCCACGCAAGTCCGCGTATTTTCTTGTCCCTCGGCTTCCCGCCTTTGGCTTTGGAAAAATGCGTGCAGTCCGGGGAAAGCCAACACAGCGCAACTTTCCGTCCCTTCGTGGCTTCCCGCGGATCGACGTCCCACACGTTCTCGTTGTAGTGCACTGTCCGGGGATGGTTGGTGCGATGGATGGCGATGGCCGCCGGATCGTGGTTGATGGCGATGTCTACCGGCCGCCCGGTTGCCAGTTCAATTCCGCACGAGGCGCCGCCACCACCGGCAAAGTTATCTACGATGAGCTCATCCAACGTTGTATTGCACCTCCTTCACGAAAGCCCGCAACTCGGTTTCATTGAAGTCGCGATGCCGCATGAGGGCGTCCCAGATCTTCACTTCGACCGTCCCGGCCGTCTCGAACAGGATGTAGCTGCATTTCTCCCTCTGGCCCGGCCGGTGGATCCGATCGCAGGCTTGCTCGAACGTCTGACTGCTGAGCGTGGGTTCGTAAAAAATCATGGTGTCCGCCGCGAACAAGTCGATTCCGGCCGACGCCGAGCGGTACTGACAGACAATCACCTGCAGGCCCGGATCCTCCTGAAACTTTTTCCACACCTGCTTGTCTTTTTGCCGGCCGTCGAGGGTGACATAGTGGATTTTGCGTTTCTCCAGCACGCGGCAGATGTCGGCGATCGATTCCTCGAATTCCGCGAAGACGACGAGCTTCTTATCCCAGTTTTCGAGGAGCTCGTCCAGCGCCGCAGACTTCGCGCATTTCAGTCGGTGGACCGTGCCGGCGTCGTCCCGGATGTGACCGCTGCACATCTGCCGGAGCTTCACAAGGCGCGCCAGCGGATTTTTCGCTTCGATGTCGAGCTCTTCGATGTAGTTCTGGAGCATTTCCTTGTACAGCCTCCGCTCCTCAAGCTCCAGCGTCAGCCGTTCCGGCGGCAACTTCTCCGGTAAGTCCAGGCAATCGACTTTCCGGATCCAGATACTGTGCTGGGCGATGGTCGCCTTGAGCTCGTCCACGTTTTTGTAAGCGACCGGCTTGTAATACTTGCCCAAAATGCAATACCGCGCCTCGAAGTGGGAGTATGGACCGAAGATGTCCGGATTCATGAAGTCAAACTGCGCCCAGATCTCTTCCCAGCGGCTGTTTCCGATAGGCGTTCCGGTCAGGATGTAGCGGTACTTTGCCCGCCTGCTGATCTGCTGGATGCCGTTCGTCACCCGGCGGCGCCGGCCGTCTACCGTCTTGATCTGGCCGCGGTAGCGATTCGACGTCCGATTTTTGATGAAATGGGACTCATCCAGGACCATCATGTCCCACTCCCGGTCGAGCTCCGGCCGACGCCAAATTAGGTCGTAGGTGGTGACGACGAGGAACCGATCAAACAGCCGTTGTTCGAGCGGAGAAAAGAACCGCTCGATGTCTCGGCTCCAGCTCCCCCGTACCGAATTCGGACACACCACCAGCGCGTGCCGGATCGCCCCGGCCTTGAATAAGTCGAGCGCGAGAATGAGCATCGGGAGCGTCTTGGACGTCCCCTGCTCCGCGAAGATCGCGAAGAAGGGGAGCCCGTCGCGGATCCGTTGACGCGAAAGCGCCAGGATCGTTTTCTGGTGCTCGAAAAGCGTCACGTCCGGCAGCATCGCTGCTCCAACTGCTCCTGTAGAATCTGAATTTCATTCCGGAGACGATCCACTTCAGCCTCTGCTTCCAGAGCCCGCCGAATTGCGTACGGCCAGCCTTCGCGGGCTTCCGTGATGAAACGGGCGTTCCCCTCTTCGTTAGGCCAAATCATTTCGCAAACCCAAAATTGGTTTTTATCTTTGATCCCATCGTCTTTGATCGTCCACGGTCCCGGCGATGCTGCTTCGCAGATCGCGAGATCGGCTTCCAGATCGCGAGCCTGAGGCCGCGCCTGATCCAGTTTGGTTTGGACCGGTGATGTCATGTTTTGCATCCTCCATTTTGTGTTGAGTCCGTTACCAAAGATGTGGTAGAATGTCGGCAAGGGTTGATTACGCAGTCGTCTTTTGCGACTGCTCTTTTTGTTTCTGTAGCCTGGCCAACGTGCGCTCAAGCTGCTGCCGGTACACCTTCGAAGCTCGCTTCGACTTTGCGGTCTCGATCAACTGAATAAGGTTTCCGCAAGTGCGGATCCGCTGTTTCCGTGTCACGGTTCCACCTCCTTCACGGATCGTACCCATTCGCGGATCTCATCCTGCGAAATCTCCCACCGGTCGCCCCAACTGGCCACGAACGACCGTTTGAACTCCTGATACACAGTCGGGTTCGGGTCGTCTATACCGAGCGCGTCGGCAATGATGCTCCGCGCCAGATCCGCCGGTCCGCTGCCGCCGTATCCCCAGTTGAATTCACCACTGGCAATCCCGGTGTGGCGCCAGCGACCTTTCAGCGGAGTTTGTTGACCACTCCGGATCCGCACCACCTTCACCGTGCCGTCCGGTCCGCGTGCGCCGGCGTAGCCGTCGGTGATGGTCGGGGTGATGATGATCGAGTCGTCGGCATTCCGCTGGTCCCGTGCCTGCTCGGCCGCCACCTTCCGCGCGCAGATCGGTCCGTAGGTGGCGTTCGGATCTTTCAGCCGGCGGCCACAACGGGCGCATTTGTTGTCGCTCATTGCTCCTGTTCACCTCCTTTCAAGGCTAGGCCACGTAGGATTCCCACGCGCCCGACCTCACCAGCTGCACATACCGCTCAAACGTCACCCCGTACCGCTCCCTGATCCGGAGCGCTACGAACAGCCGACCGAGCCGATCCACCAGGTCGTCCGGGTGCGCGTAGCCGTCGGATTCGCGGCAGGGGCGGGGTTGGTTGGTCATGACACGTTCACCTCCCCACCCGCCCGGTGGCTCTCGGACCTGTATCCTCGATTTCCGAGATGTGTTCCCGATCGCTCGCCCGGCGCGTGATCACCATGCCGAGTTCGCCTTCTGCCGTGGTATGGCTCAATACCCGGCCACCGAGCGCTTTCCACGCGGCGAGCTTTTGCTCGATCGCTTCACGGTCATCGCCGATGATGTAGTGGTTCTGACCGTCCATCCATACACGCACAATGTGGATCAATGCTTCGTCACCTCCTCCGGCGATTCCATCCCCCGTGCCGGCCGGTACGACCGGGCTACCGCGTCCGACTCCCCGGAGCGCACCCGATCCAGCCGGTCACGGTACCGCTCATACATGCGGCGGGCCCAGCGGGCGAGGGGCTGGCGGTTCTGGAGCAGGGCTCGCTCCTCCAGGCCCAAGAAAAACAGGCAGATTGCGAGGAGTTGGTTGGTGGTCATCCGGTTTTCACATCCTTCCAGTAATGTTGGTAGGAACGCAAATTTTGCTGTAAAATTGTGGTGAGTGTCGCTTTTTGCCCCGTCGCGAAGTGATTCGCGAACGAGAATCGGGTGAATTCAAGGGAAACCTAAGTCTCCCGGAGATATGGTGACCTTGAGCCAAGCCGGAGGAAGATCGCTTTGTGTACTCCGGAAGGTGCAACGCATAGGCGGTGAGGACGATCACCAATAACCCGCCCACGAGCGCCCGACATCCCACGCGGATGATGACGTATGCTGAACTGCAAGGAAACTTGCAGAAGCGCCGGATAAAAAGCCAGCGCGATAACACATTTGGATGTCCCGATTCCGAGAGGAACCGCTAAAGTCCTGTCGTTGGTCAATGGCGCAAACGCCATGAACAAGTTGGCAGAACAAGCACTCGGAGCTACTAAACTTGCATTCAAGTTTGCCGATGGCCCAATCATCGGCAACGCCTTGAATCGAGGTGAACAAGCGGCACTTACTCATTTCCCTCGAAGCGGTCGCGGTCGTGCGGAGTCACTTTTGATCACCTCGGATCAACGAATCCTGGAACCCGATCGTCAGCTGCAGGGCTTCGTGTGGTGCGAA